CTTCATCGGTGCACTCTGCGCAGCGGCCAAGGAGCAAAAGCGGGTCACGGCCAAGGAGAAGGAAGTAGACAATGAGAAGTTTGCTTTCCGGGTGTTCCTCATCAGATTGGGCTTCGTGGGTGACGAGTACAAGGTTGCGCGTAGAGTCCTGCTGAAGAACCTTTCTGGCAACAGTGCCTTCAAAAGTGGGGCGCCCAAAGCCGAGGTGACACCGGGTGAATAGCTTCCCCGCCAAGGAGACTGTGCTACAACTGCGTAAGACATATCCCCGCGGAACTCGCGTGGAACTGGTCAGAATGAACGACCCGTACTCCACGCTGAAGCCCCGTGACCAGGGGACCGTGGACTTCATCGACGACACCGGAACCATTTTCTGCAGCTGGGACAGCGGCTCCACCCTCGGCATCGTCTACGGTGAGGACGTCGTTAAGAGGCTATAGGCATGTCTCCAAGGCCCCCGTATTAGTGTGTTTTCTTTACAGAAATAGCTTGCTATTACAGCCGTTCAGAGTGATATATGTACATACCCAAAGGTACACCAACACTCTGAAGGAGGCTGAACCAGATGTTTAAGAGCAAGTTTGGGATCGAGATCGAGTTCACAGGCATCACCAGAAGCGAGGCAGCCAGGATCGCCGCGGAACACTTGGGTGGCACGGTAACCGGCGCAGGCGACTACTACGACACCAAGAGGGTCACTGCACCGGACGGTAGGGTCTGGAAGTTCATGAGTGACGGCAGCATTGCCTGCCAGACGAGGCAGGGCAAGCGGAAGGTTTCCGCCTCCCGCGACTACAGTGTGGAGCTGGTTAGTCCCATCCTCACCTACCGGGAGGACATTGACACTCTGCAGGAGCTAGTGCGCAAGCTTCGCCAGGCCGGGGCCTTTGCTAACACCACCTGCGGCATACACATCCATCTGGATGGAGCCAGCCACACGCCCAGAAGCATCCGCAACTTCGTGAACATCATCGCCAGCAAGAATGACCTTTTCTATGACGCGCTCCAGATTGCGCCTCAGCGCATGAACTACTGCAAGAAGATGGACAGCCTGCTAGTTGAGAAGATGAACCTCAGAAAGCCCAAGACCATGGAGATGCTTGAGGAAATCTGGTACGAGGGCTACAGCGAGAGCCGCGGCCAGCACTACCACCAGAGCCGCTACCATTTTCTCAACCTGCACAGCTTCTTCACTGGCAACCGCACGGTAGAACTGAGGGGCTTCAACAGCGAACTCCACGCGGGCAAGGTCAGAAGCTACATAGTTCTCGCCCTGGCGCTCAACCACCAAGCCTTGACGCAAAAATGCGCATCGGCAAAGAAGCCGCAAACAGACAACCAGAAGTTCGCCATGCGGACTTACCTCAACCGCATCGGCTTCATCGGCGACGAGTTTGCTAACTGCCGCGAGCACCTGACAGCCCACCTGCGCGGCTCGGCGGCCTGGAGGTTTCGGGCGGCCTGAGCCGCCTGAAACCCCTCATAAAGACAAAGGAGGACAAAGTCTATGAAGCAAAGCAAAAAGCTGTATCTCGCTTACGGCTCCAACCTAAACCTAGCGCAGATGGCGGACAGGTGCCCCACAGCAACGGTACTGGGAAGCAGCGTAATGACAGGCTGGCGACTCTTGTTCAGGGGCGCACACGCTGGCGCAGTGGCCACGGTCGAGCCATTTGAAGGCGGCAGCGTGCCGGTGCTGGTCTGGGAAATAACGCCTGCCGATGAAGCGGCGCTGGACCGCTACGAGGGCTGGCCATTCCTTTACCGGAAGGAAGTAGTTTCAGTAGAGCTCGACGGTAAGAGCGTCGAGGCGATGGTCTACATTCTGAACGATGGCAGGCTGTTTGGGCAGCCAAGCTGCTATTACTACAGCACCATTCTGGAAGGTTACAAGAGCGCGGGCTTTGACATCGAAATCCTGCGCAGGGCCACCATAGAGTCCGTAGAGACAGGGGGGAATGCGTGTGACTGACGAAGTCAGGAAGCAGATCCTCGCCATCAGGGCCAGCGGCGTAACCAACATGTTTGACGTGCCCCGCGTTCAGTACGAGGCTTATGTCCACGGCTTTCATGAGCTGCTGGGGTACCTTAACAGCAACAAGGCAGAATACAGCCGATTTATTATGACGGGCGAGTATACCAAACAGGAATAGACCAATCAGTCAGCGCTGGCGAAACAGAGCTTCTTCGGAGGCTCTGTTCTTGTATTCCGCTAGTCTCGAGGAGGCGGCAGATATGCGAAAGCTGAAGAAGTACAGGCCTACCGCCTTCATGGCAGAGGGTTCTCGCTACGACAAGGGTGCTGCAGATTATGCCGTGTCCTTTATAGAAGCCCTCTCTCATACCAAAGGTTCCTGGGCGGGCAAGCCCTTTGAACTAATCGACTGGCAGGAGCAGATTGTCCGCGACTTGTTCGGCGTCCTCAAGCCGAGCGGGCATCGGCAGTTCAACACCGCGTATGTAGAGATACCCAAGAAGATGGGCAAGAGCGAGCTGGCAGCAGCAATTGCCTTGCTGCTCACCTGCGGCGACCGGGAGGAGCGCGCTGAAGTGTACGGCTGTGCAGCTGACCGCCAGCAGGCGTCCATCGTATTTGAGGTGGCCGCCGATATGGTGCGGATGTGCCCGGCTCTATCCCGGCGGGTTAAGCTACTGGCCTCGACCAAGAGGCTAATCTACCTGCCGACCAACAGCTTCTACCAGGTGCTGAGCGCAGAAGCATACTCCAAGCACGGCTTTAACATCCATGGGGTGGTTTTTGATGAACTACACACCCAGCCCAACCGGAAGCTATTTGACGTGATGACCAAAGGTTCAGGAGATGCGCGGACGCAGCCACTTTACTTCCTCATAACCACCGCAGGCAACGACACCCAGAGCATATGTTATGAGACCCACCAGAAGGCGGTGGATATCCTTGAGGGCAGGAAGTGTGATCCCACATTTTATCCCGTCATATACGGCGCGAAGGATGATGATGACTGGACTGACCCAAAGGTGTGGAAGAAGGCGAACCCATCCCTCGGTATTACGGTCAGTATAGATAAAGTAAAGGCCGCCTGTGAGAGCGCGAAGCAGAACCCCGCAGAGGAGAACAGCTTCCGACAACTGCGGCTGAATCAGTGGGTGAAGCAGGCCGTCCGCTGGATGCCGATGGCCAAGTGGGATGCTTGCGCATTCCCGATAGATACCACGTCCCTTGAAGGTCGTGTCTGCTACGGCGGGTTGGATCTGTCGAGCACGACGGACGTCACGGCGTTTGTTCTGGTGTTCCCACCGGAAGACGAGAATGACAAGTACGTTGTTCTCCCATACTTCTGGATGCCCGAGGGAAACATTGACCTGCGCGTGCGACGGGACCATGTGCAGTACGATCTCTGGGAGAAGCAGGGGCATCTGCTGACCACCGAGGGGAATGTCGTACATTACGGCTATATCGAGAAGTTCATTGAAGAACTTGCAGAGAAGTACAACATTCGAGAAATTGCCTTTGACCGTTGGGGTGCTGTGCAGATGGTGCAGAACCTTGAGGGGATGGGATTCACTGTTGTTCCCTTTGGTCAGGGCTTTAAGGATATGTCTCCGCCGACGAAGGAACTGATGAAGCTGACGCTGGAGGAGAAAATCGCCCACGGCGGCCATCCGGTGCTACGGTGGATGATGGACAATATCTTCATCAAGACTGACCCCGCTGGCAACTTGAAGCCCGACAAAGAAAAGAGCACAGAAAAAATAGATGGCGCGGTGGCGACCATCATGGCCCTCGACCGTGCCATCCGCTGCGGTGGAGGTTCGGGAGGCTCTGTCTACAATGAGCGTGGACTTTTGATCATTTAAAGCATATACGGCGTGGAGCAATAATCACGAGAGAGTTTTTGGAGAGGGATTTCTCCCACTGCAATCCACATCTACGTGCTATAATTTAGCAAAAGCACCCATGCGGGTGAACAGGGGGGATTTAGGTGGATATTGAAAGACTCAAAAGGATGGCCAATAACAAAAGCAACTGGCGTGAGAGATTGCAGGCTGTTGAAGGACTTGCCGTAATGGATGACCAACCGTCTAAAGACATCTTAGCTCGTCTAGCGATACACGACCCTGTCTTCAAAGTTAAGGAGGCTGCCTTTAGAGCCGCCCAGGCCCGCAAAATCACATATGCCGGAAAGCCAATTTATCTTGGGAAAAAACCAAAGGGTAACTTGGTTAAGGAGATTAACAAGAAGCTGGTAATTGTTAGGGACAAGCTCGAAGAAGGCTTTACACTTGAGGACTTCAAACGGAAGTTCTCCGAGATGTACCCTGAAATTTACGATACATATGAGGGAGACAAAGGGGATCAACTGGACAAGTGGTTATCTAATGTAATTCCTTCTTTGCCAAAGAAAAAGTAATACAGTAACATTACTGAGCATCGCTCCGGCGGTGCCTTTTTCATGCCCTTTTTCGGAGGTGAAAGGTAAATGAGCATATTTTCTCGGCTATTCCGCTCAAGGGATAAGCCGCAAAACCGCATGAGCAGTGCCTTTTCGTTTCTGTTCGGCGGCACCACAGCGGGTAAAACAGTCAACGAGCGAACCGCCATGCAGGCTACGGCTGTGTATGCCTGCGTAAGGATACTGTCTGAGGCCATCGCCGGGCTGCCGCTGCGGGTTTACCGCTACAGGACCGATGGCGGCAAGGAGAAAGCGGTCGAGCATCGGCTATACTACCTAATCCATAACGAACCAAACCCGGAGATGACATCATTTGTGTTCAGAGAAACACTGATGAGTCATCTTTTGCTTTGGGGTAACGCCTACGCACAAATCATTCGGGACGGGCGTGGGCAGGTATTGGCCCTCTACCCTTTGCTCCCGAACAAGATGGATGTGTCGCGGTCTGCAAGCGGCGAACTGACCTATACCTACCGCCGCGATGCCGAGGAAAGCCGGACAAATCCAGACAGTGGAACGGTAGTTCTGCGCAGGGACGAGGTACTGCATATCCCGGGTCTTGGCTTTGACGGACTGATCGGCTACTCGCCCATCGGCATTGCCAAAAATGCTATCGGGCTGGCTATGGCAACAGAGGAATACGGAGCATCCTTTTTCTCTAACGGGGCTAATCCCGGTGGAGTGCTGGAGCATCCCGGCGTGGTCAAGGACCCCAAAAGAGTGCGGGAAAGCTGGAACGCAGTCTACCAGGGTAGCGGCAATGCCCACCGCATCGCGGTACTGGAAGAAGGGATGAAGTTTCAGTCCATCGGCATTCCACCGGAACAGGCGCAGTTTCTGGAGACGCGGAAGTTCCAACTTAATGAGATTGCCCGCATCTTCCGCGTACCGCCTCACATGGTCGGAGATCTGGAGAAGTCCAGCTTCTCGAACATTGAGCAGCAGTCGCTGGAGTTCGTCAAGTACACCCTCAATCCGTGGGTAATGCGGTGGGAACAGGCTTTGCAGCAGGCGCTTCTCTTGCCTTCGGAAAAGCTCAGGTACTTTATCAGGTTTAATGTGGACGGGCTGTTGCGAGG